TCTCCCTTTTTTTTATCTAGGGATATTATTAACTTCTCTATCAACTGCCCTAGCAGACTAGCCAAGATGATAGAGTTTTCTCTTTAGGAGGGAAATATGGCGAACACAACTTTTAATGGTCCAGTTAGATCAGAAGGCGGATTTGAACAAATCAGCAAGAACTCTAGCACAGGGGCTATAACAACTAATTTAGATATAGATACAAGTGGTAATATTACTACAACAGGGTATCTTTCTGCTTATTCTAATATAGAAAGTATTACAAGTGCTACGCATGATGTTGAGTCAACAGACTCAGGTAAAGTTTACACATTAAACAGAGCAGCAGGTATTGTAGTAACACTACCTACAGCAGCAGCAGGACTTAACTATACATTTATAGTAGGCACTACTTTTACAGGAGCAGGACAAATTAATACTGACAACGCTAGTGATTTATTTTCTGGTTTTGCTCAAATATTTGACCCAGCAACTGCTGGTGATACCAATACTTTTATTCCTGATGCAAGTGATGATGATACTATTGATTTAGGTTCAGCAGCACAAGGTTGGGCAGTAGGTGGAATTATTCGTTTACACGCAACTTCAGCAGCAGTATGGCATTGTGAAGCATTCCTTCATGGTGATGGTACACTAGCTACTCCATTCGAGTAAGGGGGTAAATAATGGCAGATGCAGTAACTTCACAAACCATCATTGATGGTGAAAGAAACTGTATTATGAAATTTACCAATGTCAGCGATGGCACAGGCGAATCCGCAGTAGCTAAAGTAGATGTGTCTGCTTTAACTTCTAACTCAGCAGGTGTATCTTGTTCTGAAGTTAGAGTATTGCGAGTTAGCCATGCCATTGTTGGTATGTCTGTTCAATTGTTTCTAAATGCTACTTCTAATGTTCTACTTATGGAACTGGCTGAAAGTAGTAATGGACACATGGATTTTGCAGATTTCGGTGGACTTCCTAATAATGCAGGTAGTGGTAAAAATGGTGACATTTTATTTACCACTAAAGGTCACTCTTCAGGAGACACTTATTCCATTACATTAGAAATGGTTAAAGTGTATTCTGATTAATCGGAGCTAATTATGGCTAAAATCAAAAATTATGTAATTTCTGAAACTGGTGAGTTTCCTCCACAGTATAAAGTTTTACATCTAGATGAAGATGGAATCTATAGACCTATATTTGGTCCTGACCCTGATTTAGAAGATGCAGAACGTAAGTGTGATGAAATGAATGGTGAAAGAGCTAGAAATAAAGATGGTCATTATATGGCTGACGACCTTTCTACTCCTGATATCAATGAGGCTTATGTTGGTGGTAAAGCACCTAAGAAAAAAGCTGTTAAGAAAAAACCAGCTAAGAAAACTACAACTAAAAAGAAAACTACTAAGAAAAAGTAGTATCATTTATATTTATAATACTCTGGTAAAACGGAGTATTATATTTATTCAATTGGAGAAATTATGAAAAAATCTAAATATATGGCTGGCGGTGGTAAGTCAGGAATGAAAAAGTCTAAATATATGGCAGGTGGTGGTAAGTCAGGTGTTGAGGTTGGCAAACAACAAAGTGTCATGCAATACAAAGATTACGTTAAGAAAATGTTTGGTGGTGGTATGACTTCTGAACCAGCCTTAAAAAAGAAAAGAACTAAAGGCATGGCTAAAGGTGGTAAGAGCTAAATAGAGTTCTGATGACCAAAAGAAAAAGAGAAAATCCTATACCTAAAACAACTAAAGGTAAAGGAGCTAACTATCGCCCTACTAAATCTGGTGCTGGTATGACAAAGAAAGGAGTTGCTGCTTATCGCAAAGCAAATCCAGGTTCTAAATTAAAAACTGCAGTAACAGGTAAAGTAAAAAAAGGAAGTAAGGCTGCAAAACGCAGAAAGTCTTACTGTGCTAGGTCTTTAGGTCAGTTAAAAAGAAGTTCAGCTAAAACACGAAATGACCCTAATTCTAGAATTAGACAAGCTCGTAGAAGATGGAAATGTTAATATGGCAATTTCAAGAACAAACATAAAAAATCAAATAACAAAAGCACCTTCATCCAAAAAAAAAGTTACAAAAACTAAATCTGGTATAACTGTAACCAGAATTAAAAAGGATAAATAATGGCTACAAGTGGAACAACTACATTTAACTTAGATATAAGCGATATTATGGAAGAGGCTTATGACCTTTGTGGTTTAGAGTTACGTTCAGGATATAGCTATAGAGGAGCAAAAAGAGCTTTAAATTTAGTTTTTTTAGAATGGCAAAACAAAGGATTAAACCTTTGGACTGTAGAACAAGCAAGTGTTTCTTTAACTGCAGGAACAAGCAGTTATACTATAGCTTCAAGTGCATTGGATGTTGTAGATGTATTTATTAGAACTGATGCAGGTGATACAAATAAACAGTTTGACCAAAGATTAAATCGTATTTCTAGAACAGAATATAATCATCAAGCTAATAAACTTACACAATCTAAACCTACCCAATTTTATGTAGATAAAGATAATGACGCTGTAAAAATTGTTGTTTGGTCAACACCTGATGCTGCACAAACATACACGCTTATATATGATTATGTAAAAAGAATAGAAGATGTTGGAACAATTGCTAGCAATAATCCAGATGTTCCTGCTAGGTATTTGCCATGTTTAACTTATGCTCTTGCATATAATTTAGCTTGTAAATCACCTGAAGCACAAAATCGAGTTCCTATGATAAAACAAAGATATGATGAACTTTGGAATGATGTAAGTGAAGCTGATAGAGAAAAAGCTGCAGTTAAATTTGTTCCTGATTTATCAATAAGCGGATACTAATGGCATACGCAAGAGCAAGTAAAGCTTTAGGTCAATGTGATAGATGTGGCTTTTCTTATAAATTAAATACATTGCAATATCAAATAGAAGATGGAAAACGTAATGGTTTGAGAGTTTGTTATGATTGTTTAGATGAAGACCAACCACAATTAAAAATTGGTGAAGTAAATACAAACGACCCACAAAATTTATATAACGCAAGAGTAGATACAGGTAAAACAAATTCTACATCATATGCAGCTTTTGACCCTATTGGTGGTGGTGTTACTGAGTTTGGTTCTTCAACTATGGGTTTAGATATTAAAGGTGAAGTAGGTAAATTAAAAGTGAGTACAGAATGAGTTGGACATTTACAACATTAAAATCAGCTATACAAGATTATACGCAAAATACTGAATCAACCTTTGTGGCTGATTTAGGAACTATAATAAAACAAGCTGAAGATAGAATAGTAAAATCTGTAGAACTACCAAATTTTAGAAAAAATGTAACTGGTTCTTTTACAAGTGGCAATCAGTATTTATCAACACCATCTGATTATTTATATCCTTTTTCTTTAGCAGTTTTAGATAGCGATAGTGCATACACTTATCTTTTAAGCACAGACGTAAGTTTTATAAGAGAAGCATATCCATCAGCTTCTTCTACAGGAGTGCCAAAACACTATGCACAGTTTGACGATAATACTTTTATTGTTGGACCTACACCTAATGCAAATTTAACTGCTGAATTGCACTATTATTATATTCCACAATCAATAACAGAATCATCTGATGGAACAAGTTGGTTAGGTACAAATGCACCTGAACTTTTATTGTATGGAAGTTTGTTAGAGGCTTATACATTTATGAAAGGTGAGCCAGACATAATGGTAAATTATGAAAAAAGATTTCAAGAGGCTTTACAAAGATTAACTTTGTTATCAGATGGTTATAATCGTAAAGACGCTTATAGAGATGGACAAAGGAAAATAGATGTCTAATGACCCAATAATTGAACTACAAGGCAAAAATATTGCATTAGTAGCTATGGGTCAAAGTCAAATAGATTTTCATTTATCACAAACGCATAGCGTTGAATTTGACGAAATTTGGGCAATTAATGCCATGATAGGTGTTTTACCAAATATTGATAGAGCATTCATTCTTGACCCAATGAGTAGATTTTTTGATACTGAAGATGCAGGTACTATGACTGGCATGATGCGTAAACAACTGCCACTTGCAAGTTACCCTATTTATACTTGTGAGTTAGATGAAAGAGTACCTGCAGCTTTAGAATATCCTATAGAATCAATAGTGCGTGATTTAGGATGTGCATATTTTAATAATACAATTCCCTATGCAATTGCTTATGCTATATGGAATAAAGTTAATAAAATTAGTATTTTTGGTGTGGATTTTACTTATAGAAGTAATATGCACTTTGCAGAAGCTGGTAGAGGTTGTGTTGAATTTTGGTTATCAAAGTGTATAGATGCTGGAATACAAATAGAAATAGCACCCAGGTCAACTTTGCTTGATACAGATATAGGTTTTGAAGAAAAATTATATGGTTATCACAGATTAAAAAATCCTAAAGTTGCTTATCAAAATGGTCCAATAATGAGTGTTTGTAAATTATCAGATATAGAAATAGAAGAAAAACCAAAGCCAGTTGGAATTATAGGAAGAAAAGATTTAAACTTATCTGAACCAGTAGAACCAAAGGAATATTAATGCAAACAGACAAATTTGAAATATCAATAGGTGATTTAGGAGTACAAACAACTAATAATAGAGGTCATACTATTGAAGAGGTTGCTGAAATGGCAACAAATAAATTAATATCTATAAGTGATACTGCACCTATA